CCTGCTGCAGCTGCTCCAGGTCAACGCCAACGCCTACCGAAATGTTCATGGGGCCTCCATAGTGGAAAGGGCCCCAAAGGGCCCCCAGGTCATCACAAGCCGCTTTCGGCTCACTCCGCTGGGCAGATCGCCACGGTGTTCGTGCCCGCAGGAACCGCAGCACCATTGGCTCCGGTTCCTGCAGTCAGCCGAACTGCCACCACCCGGATGTCACCGGTCAGCGAACCGGCAGCCTTTACCGCTTCTCGGATCTGCTCACCAGAAAGGGCGACCTTGTTGATCCGACCAGCGGTAAAGCTGATCACGCCGATGGTGGCGTAGGCCGAGGCGGTGCCAATCGCAGCACCTTCAGCAACGTGGGCAGCTTGCACCAGGTAGCCGCCAGCCGAAGTGCTGGATTGGCCAAAGCCTTCGATCTTCACCATGTTCTGGGCGGCCAGATTGGTGCTGAGCAGACGAGCGGCGCCAGTGCGGGTCTCAGCAGCGCGGCCACGGGCCCCCGCCTTGACCAGACCGAGCAGGATGGTCTCAGCATCCAGTTGATAGCCCTGCCGGCGGGCAAGACCAGTAGAACGAGCCATGAATCAGTACCTTGGAAAGTGGATAGGTGTAGCGATGATCAGGCGGTTACCGCAGCATTGGTGATGCCGTAGGCGCGGGCGGCAGATCGGCCGTTCTTGATTGCCAGGCCGATTGACCAGTCAATCCGGGTCCGATCAACAGGAGCATCAGAGACTTCCCCGAACTCCTTGATGTCGATTCCGTAGCCACCAGCAGAATCAGGGCCTTGGATGCCGGTGACCTCCATATCGCCATAGGACACGCAGTAAATACTGGTGCGGTTGGTATCTTCCGTGAAGCCCTGGATCTGCACGTTCTGGGCGTTGGTGTCTGTTACTACAATGCGAGCATCGTTGTAGTAAGTAACCCTACGACCAAAGGCATCCTGCTCGTAAGTAATGAACCCGCCGATGGCAGTGTTGCGACTGGCAGCCGTAAGGCGCCGACGCATCGTTTTGTTCATGTGCAGGATCTTGTTGTCACCATCTACGGCATCAATCAGCTCATCAAGTCCAGTGAGCGAAAGGGCTCCGTTGATGTTGACCGCTTGTGAGCAGTCGGTAGGAAGACGCTTCCTGAGGCCATCAAAAGCGCGAGGGTCGACCGCTGCGTCGCCGTTGATCATGACATCTTCAAATGTAAGGCGCATTGAGCGCACTTTCATTGTGATCTGATCAGCCCTCGCCTGACGCCCTTTATTCTTGAGGATCTGAATGTCCACATCGATGTCTCCACCGAAGTAGTTCAGCCGTTCATACTGCGGATTGATGACACCATAGCTGGGGTCGTAGGTTTCGTTTAGGGCACGAAAACCAACGCCTGGCAGCTCTTCCTCGGTGCCGTAGTCCAAGCCACCCATCACATTGGCGAAGGGCACAAGGCTGATCATCTCGCTTTCAGCAAGACCGCGAACAATGGCCACCCGCTTCTGATTGGTATCAGTTTTGGCGGCCTCCAAAATCGTAAGTCCCATTGGGGGAAATCCAGGTGAAGGTCAAGGGGGGTGGCATCACGCCGAAAGAACACCGCAAGGCATCACGCCGAGCTGATTGATTTGGAATCGACCTAGGCATCACGCCATCGGTCGATCCCTGTTGTCCGATGTTTCCCCGATCCCTAAGCCGTTCAGCCAAAGACCGTGGAAATCGCCTGGCCAGAGGGCATAGTTAGAAGGTCAGTGCCACTGGAAACGCGACCATCACGGCTGCTACGCGCCCCGCTGCCGGTTCCCATGGCGGGCTCGAAGTTGCGCCCCCACACGGGATCGGATTGCAGCCGCCGGAGCCACTTGACGGGCTCAAAGCGCTTGCCGGTTTCCGGGTCGATCTCTGGGCTGCCGTTGGCATCAACGACCACAAGTGCGCCGTCTTCATTGCGGAACTGAGGGCCAAAGCGGCTCCAGACCGAATCGAAGGGGGTGCTGCCGTCGATTTCGGATACCTCGGTGGATCCCTTGGCGCCGATGAAGGCCTTCTCGGCTAGCTGCCGAACCAGCTCGCGCTGGCGGGCTTCCCGCTCGGCCTGAAGGGCAGTGGTGGATGCTTCCAGTTGCTGCGAGTATTTGGCCTCGATCTGCTGGCGCTCCAGGGCCGCCTGCTGCTCGATCAGCTCGCGTCGCGCCTGCTCCTGCTGGGCCTTAGCTTCCGCCGCCCGTACCGCTTCAGGGTTGGTGTTGCTCAGCTCCCGTAACTGGGCCTCCAGGGCACCCATGCGGCGCTGATTTGCACGGTTGATTTCACGCTCACGGTCAAGGGTGTGCTTGACGCGGGATAGGTCGTCATCACCGGTCCCCTCGCCATCACCAGCGCCGGCAGCAGGGTCGGTAGCGCCCTGGCTTGCACCGGCTCCAGCAACTGCACCACCACCTGCACCAGCACCGCCGCCACCCTCGCTGCCACCCTCGGGGCTCTGGAGGATGAACTGTTCAAACCATCGCTTGTTCATTTGGTCGGGGCATCACGCCCGCGAGCAACTACAGCGCAGCTTTCCGGCTTAGCGTTTGCCCTGTGGCTTAGGTCGTTGTCGTCGCTCCTGCTCGCGTTCGGCAGCGGCCATGCGGTTGGCGAGCTGCCGGGTTTGCACCGTCTCTAGGAGGGTCTCGATGGAGGAGGGTTGGGGGGTATTCATGGGTCAACAGTGATGGAGACGCTGTAAGAAGCCTCCTCTGTCAGCGCTACTGATGAAGTTTTGTTGTAGCCTGCAGCAAGCTCAATCCTAGAGATGTCGTATTCGTTGGCTAGGGGATTGGCTGCAGTTACTCCATAAATAAAAGGGTAGCCAAGTACCGCGGAACTGGGCCCCCCTGGTGTCCAGGCATGCAAGGGATTTTGCCCGGCCGCAAGTAAGTCTGTTCCTGATGCGGGTATAATTGCAGGGTTTATGAGCCTGCCGAAATTATCAGTGGTTGTTTCTGGAAAATCGTCAAACGGTATTGGGTTTTCTAGTGTCATTGCCATAACAATAGCAATGTTTCCTGCAAAAGGGCCCCCAATAATAGCAAATCCGCCATAACGCACATAAGATATAAGTGGCGGTGATTCGTCCCCAGACTGAGGATCTATAAAAGTTGAAATATACATTGCGCTTCTGGGCACAGTTTCAAACCCTGAACCTCTAATGTCGGTATGATAAAGCTTTGCCCAGACCTGTTTTTCGTATCCATCCCATTCTGCGTAGATTGTCCATTCGTCAACAATGGTAGCCGTAATTGCACCAGTGCCGTCGCCATCAACATCAAAGTCTCTTATACCTTCAATAGTGTAGGTTACAAACCTTCCTGAAGGCACAAAACTAGGTTCATCCCTTTTCCTGCTTATCAACGGCGCCGGAGACAAGGCCATCTCCCGCCTCAGCGTTTCCTTAGACCAGTCCAGCCCCTTCTTTGCCTTCTTCGCCCGGTTCTTCAGGATCCGAGCTTTTACAAGATCCAGGATCTTCCAGGGTACCGGGTTGATGTCAACGATCAGGCTCATCCCTGGGCCAGCAACAGCACGAAGCTCTTGCTTTGCCCTGATTGCAGCGTCTCAGGCGTCGGCAGTAGCACCACCCGATCGGGATAGGTGCGGTTGTCCACCTGTAGCACGATCGCATCGAACGTGAAGCCACTGCCTGATGCCGTTAGCGACAGCGTGAACTGCGGAAGTTCGTAGCGGGCATTGCCGCTATTGAAGCTGCCGGTCCCGATGGTGCCGGTCTTCTCTGTGTAACCGTTACCATTCGCCAGCTTCACCGCATTCCAGGCGCTCATCAGGCTGGCTTGCGTCAGCACCTCGCCATCGCGGAAGCACAGCATCAGCTTGTAGGTTTTGCCTTCGTAGGTGAGCTGCGCCTGCTTGGCCAGCGCATCCGGTGAGATTAGAACGTCCATTGCAGCAACCGCTTACAGGAGCTTTCCCGATCAGGCGGTTACCGTGAACCCATCGGTGAACAACTGGACCGTGTAGATGCGGCTCAATCCCGCTGCGAGGCTGATACTGGGGCTCT